CAGACCAGTTACGATCACATGGCCAAATTCGTTATTAGCAAGGCTGGAATATACCAACCCAGTCGCCGGCATCTTTGCGCTGTTCGCCGCATCTGCCGGAGCAATGGTCAGCACATCGGTCGCGCCTACCGTACCGGTGATGTAAACGGGCGTTCCTTTTGTTATCGGTGCGCCGGATGTGTTCTTGACTTCAACCAACACCAGGTCGGTGTAATTGGCGTAGCTGTCAATAATGAAGTCAATCTTCGCCTTGAGGTCAACGGCATTGGCTGCGGTCGGGTCGGTGAAGTCTGAATATAACAACTTCCATTGCTGACGGAAGGCGTTGGTTTCAACCTCTTGGTAGAAGAGCAATATGTAGTTACCAATTACCGCCGTCTTGGTGTTTACCTTCTTTAACAGATAGGTATTCCCATCTATTATTAGCTGGAACTGGGTGTTCGAAAAATTAGTAAGTGATACCGTTGGCACTACTTGTCTTGCTCTTTCGTAAGTTGTTCAATCATTAACATGTATTCCCAAAGCGTGAGCCGTAGGCAGTTAACGCCGTAGCGTTTATCAATCATCACTCTTTGCAAGAAGCTGCTCTCATTCTGTTCAGCGAGCTTCATGCCTGCGCTTTCTCCGATTGTACTTGCGCCAGCTGATCCACGATGCTCAAACAGAGACGCAAATCTTCCTCTGACAGCTCCGGCAAGGGTATCATATCCCTTAGCCGCGTCACTATAAAAAAATCAGAGATGTCAGCCGCCTCCTTCCAGCGTGCAATCTTAGCCTTGCAGTATTCGGGATCGTAGGCATAGGGAGATTCGTTTTGATCGAAGAACGCAACAGATGCAAATTTATACACGATTTCGCTGGTTGGCATCACCAATTCTAACCGCTCTTTCATGTTGCCGACCATGCGGGCGATTTCGCCCATGTTAATCTGCTTCGGATTGTTGATGATCTTCTCAAACTTGTTGATGAACTCAAGCAATTGGTCACGCGTCATCCGCATGTTCCACTCTTCGTACACCTGCAATGCCATCAATCCACGCAGGCTGAAGGTGTTGAAGTAATCCTTAAGTCGGTAATACTGTACGCCGCCTGATATGAAGGCTGGCTCAATCACATGGCCCTCGTCAAGCTGCCAATGTGAACCGCCGAAGAACTTAGTGCGTAGCTTCAGCCATGCGTTGCTGATAGTAGTCTTGAATCTCTTGAATAGCCGTTTGAATCGTTCCATATCTTTTGATTGTAGTGTCAATCAGTAACCATTGCCCATCCTTGTACAGCTTAACCTCATGCCCATCGCTGTGCTTCCACCTAAACGGCCTACGCTTGCACGCCGCACAATACCCGACCGGGTAATAACCGATGGTCAGCAGATAGGCATTTAGGTCATTCATCAGCCAGCGTATGACGGTAGATGATAGTGTTGACTGCTGCCAGAGCGCAGATGTAGATGAGCCATTGCCAGCCGAAGCCGTAGGTCACTAAGTAAGGCCATGAGTGAACTGATGCCATACACGTCACGCAGCCGCCAATCGGTTCGAAACATCGGCCAAATCGTGAGCCATATTTGCTCACCCATTCCAACAGCATACCCGGCTGAATGGCCAGGTAGAAGCCGATGATGTATAGGCTGTTGAGCAAAAGGAAGGTGAGTAGTTCCATCATCCTTGAGGTGTTGTATCGGTGAATGTAGCAAATGTTAGGCGCATGCAGGTGTACTCAATTGTTCCATCCACCCAGCTCACCGGATCTCCAGACGCATCCAAGATGGTCACCGTGTACACGCTAAACGGAGTGAACACGCCTGCTGTGTTTGTTTGATCCCAGGTGCCTTGACTGTCTGTGAACTCTATATCTTGCATGTAGGTGATGCCTGATTGATGGTCTTCGATTTGCACCTCATAAGTTCCGTTTGGAATGGCCGCTTGAAAGATGATGCTACCGCAGTTGTCAATAGTCACATCCTGACAGGTCGGGCAGAGTTCGGTAACATATTGAAATGCAGCGCGGGCATCAATAGCTTCAGATATCATCAAATAAACTAAATCACCGCATTCTGTTACAGCTGGATCATCACCTAAGTTCCAAGTCCAAGTGATGGTTGATCCGCTTATACTGTAACTATAATTACCTGTATATATATCAGTTATCAAAACACCTACTTCTGCAGCCAATTCTTGAATGTTGGTTATGGTTACTTGAAAAGGAATAACCTGTTCTGCACAATTACCGCTTGCTAAACCTAAACCAATCCCATTTTCCCACGGCCCAGAGCCGACATCCATTGTGAGTGTGTATGTGTATGCCATAGGTCAAAGATACGATTAGAACAGCCGCAGCCAATCGCGGTGGAAGGTCGCGCAATAGTATCGCCAACAGTCAAGCAGGTCAGCCTTTCGCAGGTCAGTCGAACGATCTTTAATGATATCACCTTCGTCATCAACCTCAACGTATTGCAGGTCTTTGACGAGCCATGTACACGATGGGTCTATCTGAACCGGGTAGTTTTGAAGCAAGCTGTTGACCAACACTCGCGTGTCACGGATGGATGGGTTCACGGCTGGTTGCCGCATCTGCGACCGCCCCAGGTTCAGCCGTGTCTGCACGACATCGTAATACCCGTAATTGCCCGCCGTCAATGCGCTACGGTTCGCCCCGGTCGCGTCACCCGTCACCACCAACGATGCCTTCGGGAAGGCCGATGCGATCTGATCGCATAGTTGGTAGATGTCGCTGTTGCGTAGGTAGAACTCCTTAATCACCTTGATGATGCCGTCATAGTGCTGCACGGCTATGCAGGTAATCGGATCTACGTTGAAGTCGAACGAAAGATAAACGGTCTGAAGCTGATTGAAGTCGCAAGGCGTTACATGCTTAGTGGAATCAAAGGCATAGGCGAATGGGTTATTGCTCACGCTCACATCCTCGGCCAATATCTCGCACCGGAACGATAACTCATCCATCACCGTCCGCATGTTATCTATTTCGGTAACATCGATATGAGGATTCTGGTACGATGACAAATTGAAGGATGCCCAATCAGCCTTGCCTTCCTTGCCGTTGATGAACAGCTCTTTGAAGTAGGTAGGCCCGAACTTAGGCGTTGACAGCAACCAGGCATCACCTTTGAAATCCATCAGCGTTGGTAGGATGGTCGTCTGCCACGCTTCCCGGAACTTCTTTGCCTTCTCGGCCTCGTCAATGACCACGCGAGCGTATTTGCGACCTCTGCCGCTGTCGGGCTTCTCCATAGACCAGAAGTCTATCACGCCACCGGTGATCAGTCGCATCTGTTTGGTCTGCTCGTTCTTGGTATCGATCACGGGCGTAAGGATGTGCCGAAGCTCTATCCACACCTCTTCCAAGTCCTTATAGGTAGGCGCATAGTAGGCGCAAGGCAATCCGTCCAATGCCGTCTGAGGTAGCAGCTCATGCACGGCCATCGTGGTCTTGCCGAATCTGCGCCCAATCTTCAGCACGTTGTACCGCTTACGGTCGGCCATCACTTGTTCCTGACCGCCGTGCAGTTTTTTAAGGATGACCTTTAGTTCACTCACGCACGACTTTGATGATAGTTCCTTCGCCTGCCATCTCTATGCGCTGTGTAGGCTTGCCGTACGCATGGTTAAAAAGGAACTCGGCTGACCGGATGCAGCCCTTCTTCGCAGATTCCACCATCTTTTCGATGATGGCCTCGGCTTCATTCTTGCCGTTTTTCTCCTTTGAAAGGATAGCGGCCATGATGAGCTTCAACTCCGGTACTTTGCTGGGTCTTCCGGATGGGTTACCCGATTGGCCCTTCTTCCACTTGTGCTTCTCTATGTTCTCTATGTTAGGCATGATGTGTTGACAGTTATGTCCGTTGCAAAGATAACGCCATTACATCCCTTGCATGAGTACCATCGGTCTGCGGTCGGTTACATCGAAGCTCACGATTCCATCCGGCTCGGTTAGCGTGATGCCGTTCTTGACCGCTATGAGTGCAATCGCACTCTGGTCATGCCGTGAACCCAAGCAGCGCGGGTCTTTGCTTTCCGTTTGGTGTGTGTTACGCCACGCACCTTTGAACAACGGCATAGATGCCGCCCATTGTTCGAAGATGTCTGCGCCACGGGTACTGCTGAAGTCGAAACCTATCAGCCCGCTGCTCACATGCGGTTGCAGCATCGCCTGGTCTCGCGTATAGCCGAACGCATCAAGCTGCCGGTCGCTGCACCAATGGCCATTGACCTGGCCGCTGTTGTGCATGATCATCACACCATCGCGCCTGATGATGTCGAAGATGGGCGCGGGATCGTGCTGAATCCATCCCGAAGCATCAATCCATAGCACTACCGGGTAACGCTCTGCCGCTTGCCGAATAACATAAATCTTAAACGCATACGGCACATCGTTATGAATCGGGCATCCATCCGGATAGTCAGGTGGCGCAATCAATTCATACGGATACGGCTCAAGGCTTTCGCGTAACCGTTGCACGCCTCGCGGATACCAGCCACCCATCCCGAACGATGCCACGCACGCCATCATAACGCCTCTGTCACCGCCTCGTTAAATCGGTAGGTACAAAGGAACCGTTCGATGTGATGCGATGTGGTCGCTAACCGGTTAGCCTGCTCTGCCCAATCCCAATCTTCGCCGTACATCTTATCTGAATACCGACACGCCTTCGCTATCTCCGCACGCCACGCACACGGATGCCACGGTGGCCGTGTGAAACCGTTTAAGTTCGGCTCTTCATTGTGCTTATGTCCCAGCTTGAAGGTGAGCGGAAACGGCCCGACATTGTTGATCATTACATGCTGTTTAAACGTAATTACATCGGCTGGCCTTCCGTCAACTGATAGCTTTACTCCTACTTCAATCCCGTCAAGTAATCGCTTTACATAATCATCGGCCACATCATCATCATCATCTACGAAAGCTATATACTCGCCACGCGCGATGTCCAGCAGGGCCTGACGCTTGCCTCCTATCGTTCGCCGCTTGTTGTCAAATAGCACGAGGTGTTCCACGGGTAGGTTGCCGATCTGCCTGTCAATCTTATGGATGAGCGGAAGTAGGTGCTGCGCTAACCGGGATGGAATGGATGGCGTGCAGATGGATAACTTCATTCCTTGTCCTTGTTTGCCATCTCGCAGATGAGCATCGTGGCCGCTGCGCCTGCCACACATAAAATCGCTATGAGTATAGCTGTTGTCATTCCTCTTCTTGTTTGATGATTCTCTCCGCCCACCGTAGTGCCGGCTCTCCGCCCCAGAGCAGATAGCTGATTGTGCCGCAGGCTTTGGTATCTGATGGGTCGTAATACTCCGCTGCCCGGCTCAGGTAGCTGTACATCCTCTTCACCGTCATCAGCGTCACCGGTTCGCCATTGGCAAGCTGCTGCGCTCTGACCTTGCCGACCTGGGTAGCGCACTTGTTGCCTACTTCTTCGTTCAATCGGATGCCTCGCTCTGCCGCATCGCGTGCAGCCTTCGGGTAGTCGGTGTATGTTTTAGCCATATGGTGTTAATCTTCTCGGCATCTATCGCAATACCTATTAAATTGTTCATTATTGTAAATAATAGGATCATAATACCCATTGCATGTTTCTTCCATCTCATATCCACAAGATTTACAATAAATTGTTAAACCGTTGCGGCCATCATACGACAATAACTGCAATTTACTTTTATCCTGTTCTGAATCTATTATCATATTTTATCCTTGCCTCGGTATTGGTAAAAGTACAAAAATTCATCTATAAAGGTCTTGTCGGTAATCAGTCCCGATTCCGCCAGCCTTAGTGAGTAGTCGTAATCCTCTCCTTCGCTAATCGGTTTAAAGCCTATCTCGCGGGCGATGTCGGTCAGCACCGGGTTAAGGTGGTTCAATGGGCGCGTGTACACCAGCGAGCGCATATACTGTTCCGGCTTCTCGCTGTACTTCAGCCCGGCCTTGTGGACGAACTCAACAGCCGTGTTGGTCTTGGTTGTGATGATGCCGCGAAAGCCGATG